AAACCAACTTATAGTTGTGCCTATCGTATGGTTCGTCTGATGTTTGTTTGAATGTTTCAGTCATTTTTCGTAAACGGGACGAGTGTTATTACAGTAAAGAAAATACTTGTATTCAGCAAGATTGGAAGCAGTCCATCTTACTATATCACATCCTTTGTAGGTGTCAACAACTTCAGCAGATGGTTTTAGTTCTGTGCCATTGCGTAGAAGAAAGGCAAGACCAAGAATAATAATACCTACAATAATACCAATAGAACCAGCACCACGCAGGAATTCTTTCAAAAATTGTTTATCGTCATTAGTCATTGGTCTTTTACCTTACAAGACGAAGTACATACTAAATCACCAGAAGACCCAGACACAGTAGAAGTATGTTGAGGTGTCCTCTCTGGTGTTAGATTATAGGACACAATCGCAGAAATGAAAAACGCAAGTGCTGGAATCGCAACATATTGGAGATAAGTTTTACTGCTCATTTAACTTCTTCCCCGAAGGTTCCAAGGATCAACACCAGGAGGAATAGGAGCATCCCAGTCATCATCATAACTCTCACCCATACTCTCTAAAATACTGCGAGCAAAAGAAACCAAAGAATACTTTTCCCCATCAGCAAATACCTCATAATCATGTGGTGGATATTCATAATAATCTCCACCACCTTTACCATCATAGCAGTGAGTTTCTCTTGCTAGAATTTTGAGTTCTTTAAGTAGAAATGTAAGTTTTTGTTCGTCAGTCACAGGTTTCATCACTCCAAAAATATTTTAATTCATTATCTTTTGCTACAATATTGAGATGATAAATTTTATTATCTTGTGTATAGCACCCAATCCATAAAGCATTTTCCGTCATACTTTCAAGATGAAACATCTCAACATCTTTCAGCACAATCTCATCAGGGTTTTCGGTGAATCTACTCATTTATAAGGGTTCTCCATTTGATCTACGATTGCCATAAAGAAAGCAACTCTGTCTTTTTCATAATCTACATCAACCTGATGATCGTCGCAGAGTTTTGTAACAGCAAGTTGATCGTGAGTTTGATAACTGTAATTAAACTTACCATACTCAATATGATCCAGAAACTTTTGTTTCATCACCTCAAAGATAAGTGCGAGTTCTTCTTGAGTCAGTTCAGTTTCTCTTTCAGTGGGAGAATGTCCATTAAATGCGATTTTCATTTCAATACCTCATCAACATCAATACCATCAGGTAATCCAGCAATACCAAGTTTAAATCTTACAAAAGAAATAAAGTCAATTGCATCTTGTTCATAAACATAATGTCCACCATTGTTATCACTTTCGGTGTAATTGGTGAAGTAATCATCAAACACCATCATAATCGCAAGAGCACGGGATTGGTCATGTTCTGTGATAGTTTTATGAGGATGTGCGACAATCTTTGTGATACACTCAAACAACTCTTCACGAGTGTATGAGAATGCTTTTGCTTCTGGGTTGAGATTGTAAGTCATTTTACAAGAAGTTCAAGAAGGTCTGCGGCTTGATTACAGATTATACCATGTTTAGTGAAGTATTGGTCAACCATTTCTTCATTTTGAGCCCAAGAACGAAGTTCAAGTGCAAGTTCTGCAGCGAGTTCTTGATGTTCAATTCTTGCAAGTTGTTTCATTGCATCTGAGTGTTCTCCAATAAAGTTCTTTGCGATTTCTAGAACTTGATTCTCTTTTTCTGTTAATTCTACTTCTTCCAACATAGATTCATCCCAAGGTTTCTGTCCAAAATTTTCATAATCAATTCCAAGTGATTCTAATGCTGCTTTGTTTTCTGCTTCTCGTTTTGCGGCAACTTCAAGCATTTCTTCGTGAGTCATCTCTTTAAGCTCTAATTTCATTTCTGGAGTTTGGATTTTTCCCCAAGAACTACCATCAACTGCGAAAGTTTCTTTTCCTTTATCATAAAATCTCAACTTATTATCATTCATAAGTTCTCGGATTTTCTCCTTTCCGTATTGTGTGAGTTCTTGTTTGTTCTTACGAAGTTCTTGAACTTCCTCATCAGTCAATCCAATCACCCACGGCATATCTTCACTCATTAAAACTCTCCTGAAACTCTTTGTCATTTCCGTGCCTCCCAAAATCTACCATCAGGTCTACAAGAATAATCAAGTTCTTTCCATCGTTCTGATCTCAACATATCACAAAACCTATTTTCATTACCAGTTACAGGATTTTGTGTTGTATTTGGAGAGGCACAAGTATCATAATGATAAGTTCCAGAGAGAATATGAGAAATCCAATCCTTACGATAATGCTTACAATCCTTACAAAGAAGAATAGGTTCAGTCATTCATCTTCCTCATAAGGGAACATTTCATCATACTCTTCATCAGTCAGAGTAAGATACTGAACATTAGCGTTCTTGTGCTCTTCGGCATACATCAACTGATAGTGTGCGAAGTCAGAGAGACTTGTGCTCCCATATTCTACCACACCATCAACCAAACACAAGTAGTTCATAGCACCTCAGCAACAGTTTCAACATCCCATCCTGGTATAATACTATAAAACCATTCCATATGTTCATCATATTCAGAATCTTCCAGTTCAAGAACTCCATTAATTCGTTCACTTACTGCAAGTGCTTCCTCTTCTGTATCAAATGTCAAAAGACAAGTTTGTGTTTCTGTTACTAAAACTTCGTAAGTCATCGGATGTAAAGATGTTGTTTGTTTACAATCATATGATCCAGAACCTGTGCGAGTTTCTGTTCATATGTGGGATTATCATGCTTCATACACTCCACATAAGCATCATGCAGACGAGCATAAAGATCTTCCCAGTGTGTTTTGTCAATCGGTTTAATCATAATACCTCCCAATCACATTCCCAATGACAATCGTTGCTTACATTGACCCAGAAGAAGTATTTCTGGTTCTCTGATGCGAGAAACAGCATACCATCACCTTTATCTTGCTCTACAATACAGATGGGGTTGTTGCCCATAAGATTAGCAAGTCTGTTTTTGGATTTACTGCTCTTCGGTTTTACAGTCACTCTTCGCATTTGAGGGTTACCCGTGGTGGAATGTCCATAAGTTCATCATACAGCATCTGGGCGAACCCGTAATGGGGTCTTGTACCAGTTTCAATACTGGTTGAGGTCGCCACTGCCCACATAATATCAAGTTGTAGTTTATCAGGTAGTTTCTTCATCTTCCTCATCAGACAGGACAGTTCCCATAGGACCTTTTTTGATACGCTCCCACTCTTTTTCTGCTTCAAGCATATCATCAAACTTCTTCCTCAGGTCTTCACCCAAAGTCAGTTCAAACTCATCAGCAACCTTACGCATATCTTCTTCTCTTCGGTCTTCACTAAATGCAAGACCACAAGCACCTTTCATAATGTTGATGTCATTATGACCCATCGCACGGGCAACAGTTGCGAAGAAACGGAACAGTTGATGAACATTAAGGTCTTCAGCAGGAATCTGAAAAGTATAATGCTCTTCAGGAAGCACAGTATCATCAAAACCGCTGCTGTAACTGGTGGAAGTCCATTCAGTATCAAACTGAACCTTGAGAGATGCCTTATACATTTTGAGGAGGGGGGTGTTTGATTTATAAATGTATAATACCAAAAAGAGCACCTGAAATCAAGTGCCCTTGTGACGGTTCTTCAACTGTCCTTTTTTATTTTACGACCAGCAACCCACCCCTCACCAGGACACTCTATCATAAATTTACATTTTTTCCCATCACTCCACCACTTTTTACCTTTATTTTTTATTCCACATTTTATTTTAGTTTCTTCTGAATGTTTTTTCCCCAACTTTGAGTTACTTATTTTTCTTTTATGCTCTTCTGTTATTGGTTTACCTCTAAAAGCATCACCAACTTTTCTTTTATGTTCTTCTGAAAGTTGTTTTCCCTTTTTTGATTGACTAATTTTTCTTCTTACTTCTTCCGAATGTGTTTTTCCAGTAAAAGAACCAATAGTTATTATTCTTCCAGAAACACCATCACCACCATCAGTTTTATTATATAAAATACCTGTTCCTAAATCTTTTCTTCCAAAGACAGCAATCATATACTTTTCGTGCTTGAATGCTTCTTCTTCGGTTAAATTTTGTTTGAGAAATATTATTCTGGTCTCATCTTTTGGTTTATAACAAGGTCTTCCTCTTTTTTGATATATTCTATATCCAGTCCCTTTACCTATGTAATAAGGTGTTTTATCCTCACGCAAATATGCATAGGTATAAAATCTGTATGGATTTACCATAGTTCTACTCTTAAACTAACCGCATTAGTATTTATAATACAAAGGAGAGGATTTCTCCTCTCCAACCTTACGGATTGCGGTCAGTTAAGGCATTACTATTTAGTCCTCATCATCTTCGTCATCAAACAAATCTACATCAACACCATCAGTAAGTTGTTTCAATCTATCAAAGAAATCTTCATCAAGAGGATAAACTTTTTCTTCACCCCTATCAATTCTGTCACACATTTCCATCAGGTACTCAAGAAACTCTTTGGGATAAGTTTCATCCATATTGATACTACACCAAAACCACTGATAACACTCTTCATATGGGTCATCAGTTGGAAGTAGAGCATAGTCTTTATAGTTTCCACTAATGAGGTCTCTCCACATCTTAAAGTTATTCCACATCTCCCTCCAACCAGTTTGGAAGCAGTGACCGAAATAATACTCAACCCAGTTCAGTGTAGTCTTCTTGCTCATTGAGTTCCTCCCTATAATCCCATCTCCAAGTGCGTGAAAGAATATCTACATCCAGTCCAAACTTATATGCCCAGAACAGAATGGAGAACAAACCATTAGAACCAAATGTGACTTGTAGATAAGGCCAAGATGGATAATCATTCCAACTAACAGATAGTTGAAGCAGTGACCATTTCTTTAGATTTAAAACCTGAATATAAAAGTCATGCCCAAAGTCATAATGGTGCTTAAATTGAAATAGAGTCATCGTCCTGTTACATCCTCATAGTCTTGTAGTTTACCATGTTTGAAGTGAAGTTTCAACCTAGGCCAATCTTCCCATTTACCCTTCCATTGTTCTGGGTATATTTCAATGTATTTTGTAATAATGTGAACAGCAAACTTACCGTGCTTTCCTGTAGGTATCCACTCATAGTTTAAGAAAAGATGTTTATCATTATATCGTGGATCATCTTTTTCAATAACCTCAAATGTAGAAGTTCCTTTATAATCACCACACCACAAATAACCAGCAGGATCTATCCAGAAGTGAGTCATGGTTCCACTATAACCTTCCTCAATATCTTTGGTTTGGTTTATATCCATGAAAGGTTCTGGTAGGGGATAACTACTCTTCACCCAGTCAAACATTCCCATTAGATTTTCTCCAAATCACAGCAGGTTAGGGCATTTAGTAGCAACAACAGCAAGGGCAGTGACTTCAATCGCAGGAGATTTGTTAATAACTTTCCTCACATTATTCCCACCAAACTTATCATTTGCTTTGGAATAGGCAATAAGAACAGACTTAAGAGTATCCATACCCTGTGCTTTCGCAGCACAGAAGTCACCAGCAACAAAATTAAGTAATGTGAGTAGTGTGAGTTCGGTCATTGTCTTAGGTAGTTTGTTTTTTCTGTATCAAAATAAGTCCATTTTGCTATTTTAAGGCACATCCGAATTGTTTGATGTTCACGAGCATACAATTCCCAGTCACCTTTACACATAGCATTGTATCGCCTTTGATAGGCACATTGCCAAACATCACGAAAGATTTTATCTTTTTCAGTCAAAGACATATCTTTTCACCACAAATCCACTGCTTTCCATTACGATGGAGTTCATAATAACCAATCCAGTCACGCTTCACATAAAGATAATGTGTGCCGTCTTCTCTCTCACAAATAAAGTCACACTTGTGAGGAGAATAGAGACGAAGTTCAATTACCTTGTCGTTTTTGTTCAGCATATTCAATCACAATTTTCTTGTGCTCTTTATACTTATCAGTTACAAGAACGGTGTAAAGTTTTCCACCAAGTTCTTCTGCTACTGTTTCCAGCAGGGTTTGTTGTTCAGGAGTCATATTAAGAAATAGATTTTAAACCGTCAATAACTTCTTGAAACTTATCGGCACGGGTCTTATGCTCCGCAACATTTTGTCCAAGCACATCCACAATATCGTCCAGGATTACATCCACTGGAGCATCAGTATCAAAGTATTGTTGGATTGCTTCGGAAAGATATCTCCTCCGACTCCATTCCATACTGTAGGGTTTGTAGTCCATGACGATAGAGTATTTGCTAGGTATTATAGGGTCTTTAATCTTCATTGTCAAGCTCTCTCAAGTAATCAGTCCACCAATCAGGATCTTTCTGCATTTTCCAGTTAGGAACATCAAGACCACGCTCAAAATACCACTGCCAGATTGCCTGCTCAATTATTTCTTTTGTTTCAATAATCTTCGCCTTCCTCATCAGAGTCTCCATATGGGTCTTCCACATAAGGTCCGTGTGGTCGTTTGGCGTCATCTCTGACATACTTCTGCTCCATATTAACAGTAGCAATCCATACTGAGAGTTTCATCACTAACCATATCGTAAAAAGGGGTAAAAAACAGAGTGATAAAATTATAACATTTTTCATACAAATACATGCGATATTGCATTAAAACTAACAACTATTCGGTTATCCATACTATTATCAAAGGAACCATGTTTCAACCAACCAGGAAATAGTATTAGGTCACAATTCTTTGGTTGTATCCAAAAAGTTTCATAGTTGTACCAGTTTCTCTCCAAGTAGAACTGGTTTGAAATATATGGGTTTGGTGTTGAGAAGTTTAGTTTTCCCCCCTCTTCAGTTATATTTAAGTACAAAGCACCAGAAACTTCAGCATTTGGATGCGTATGATACTTCAATACACTATTAGAGTTCTGTATATTTGCCCAGGTATTAAAAATCTTAAGAGGTGGCAAACCAAATATCTTACCATACTCATTTACAGACTGCTCTAAACGGTTCAGTAACTGTTTACCTAAGTCCTTATTGATTTCTTTCTTGTAGTAGTGTGTAGAAGAAGCGTCACCAGACAGTGCTGAATGTTGATGATACTTTGCATTTTTTAGTTTGTCACACAATCTTACCCTTTCTTCATCATTGATGAAGTTTGAAATATGTGATACTGGAACAGGAAATGCTTCTATCAGTTTCTTGTCTTCGTCATTCATTCTTCAATCTCCCAGCATTTTTGGAACTTATCTCTCAACTCATTGATTTTAACATTATGTTGAAACTCCATAATGTGATCTTTTATTTCCTTCTCCTCATCAGTAAAGTCCATACGATATTTAAGTTTAGTATCAACAAGACGCACCATTTCCATATAGAACTCAGTGCCTTTGTGAATAAACTCTTCGTAGGTCATTCAAACAAACCGTTATCTTTCATATACTGAAGTGTTTCTTTCATACCACCAACATGCTTAAACCCAATATTAATTTGAGGGTATTCAGCATCAGAACCAAACTCTGCTTCAAATCCTCTTTGAGTGAAGTGTTGGTTCAACTTATATTCAAGAAACTCACCACCAAGTGCTCTTAAGAGCATACCAATACGCTCACACTCTTGACTTCCGTTAGAATAAATTACTGCTGTTTCAGTCACGCTGCCTCCAATCAGTTTCGTCATCGTCTCTCTTAAACCAGTCAAGAAGATCGTCTGGACTATCAAAACCACGACGACCAAATCGCTCATGTCCTAAACCACCAATATCAAGTTGGTTCATAAAGTCATCCATATCGTCCATATCAGGATTCTCTGCTCTTCTTCTTGCCTGACGAAGTATTGTTGCAGCAGAACGATTAGACTTAGCAAGTTTTTCTGCCCAAATCATATCTTCCAAACTCACTTCTTCGTGTAGAACAATCTTCTCACAAATTGCTTCAAGACGAAGACGATATTGCGTAGAGAGCATACTTTACTCCTGGTATGGTCTATTTATTTTCATCAAAGTATTTCTGTAACTCTTTAGCGAGTTTCATAGAACGACGCCACATTAGATATTTTACCACAGGATTACGGGGATTGTGCGTAATCCACCACCACTGACGCTGAATGTATGCTTTTGCTAACCTATACACATAATAAAAAGCAGCGGCAACGCTCTCATCAGTTACGATGAAATACGCAGCCACTGCGAAAACAAACAGTAGAAATAGTTGATAGTTCATGTACTAAACTCCTCACCTCTACGGGAGTTTAGATACTCAAGAACTTCTTGTCTCCATTCAAGTAACTCATTGTAACACTTTTGGTTGTGAGCACACTGTCTCAACTCATGGTCTGGTTTCAATACACTTTCAATAAACAATCCAAGAGCATCCTTGCGTTTTTGTTCTTTGTTCATGAGTTGCTTTCAGTTATAGTATTTAAACTACTTCTTCTTGGACTTTTTGATTTCCTTAAGAATGTAGCTCTTGGCGGCAGTATAGTTTCGTGCTTCATGAACAACAGAACCATTGTTAATGATAGCAAAACCTTTAGAACCAATGATGGGAACCGCTGCCCACATTCCATCATTGGTTACATAACCTTCAGGATCTCCTGTCTTTGGGTCAAGAATACCAGGACGATCGATGAAAGGTTTTTGAAATTTACCCATTAGAATACAGCGGTAACGCCAATAACTTTAGCATTAGGATTACGGGCAAGTGCTACCTTTCGTGCTTCTTGATAGTCACGACAGATTACTTCCTCATAGAAGACTTGACCAGCAACAAAGAGTTGAACTCGGCACTTCATGGTAGTTTCCTTTCGGTGTTGGTATTATAGCAGAAAAGTCAGCGACGCACAACAGATACAGCAGGCAAACCCTGTTGGAAAACGGTGTCTACGACCGCTTGGACGCTCTTGGCGGTGCTGATGCCCACCTTATCGTAGACAGGCACACAGACGAGTCCAAAGGTCTTCTGAGCGCCTCCAAGACGGATCACACGCCCGATAGACTGAGAGATTCCAATGTAGTCCATGTTACGCATAAACAGGACTGCCTCAAGTCCAGAGACATTGATACCTTCAGACAGAATAGAGTGGTGAAGAACCACAAACTTCTTGGAAGGATCTTTGCCCCAAGCATTCAGGGTATCAAAGAATACTTCACGGTTGACTTTCTGACCGTCAATAACACCACCAGTCTTAGCAGTGATATACATGCAGGAATAACCACGCTCAGTCAACTCCTTACGGAAGTCAGACTCACTCAGCAGTTTGATAATCTGTTTGGTAGAACGAGCACAGATCAGAATCTTACCCAGATCATTGTCGTCAATAGTATCCAGAAGATTCTGAGAGTCACGGTCAGCAATCATCTGTTTGTCCTGAACCATCTCAAGTTGCTTCACAACAACCTTAGGAGGAAGAATGTAACCTTCCTCAACCAACTTAGGAGCAGGAACATTACAGATGACTTTACCGTAGACTTCTACATCATTCATCCCAGGCTTGGAAACAGTAAGAGAATGCTTAGGAGTAGCAGTGAAGAAATAGCAGCGGTTAGCAGTAGAAGAGAAGTGCTCCGTAGCAGGGAAAAAGTTACGTTGGACGGAATTGTGCGCTTCATCAAAGTAAATGCAGTCAACGTTGATGTCCGCCTCTTGAAGACGGGGCAGAGAGTGATAGGTAGTGAAGATCAGTTGCTTGCGATATGCTTGCTTAGACCAGTTGTGAATAATAGCAGGGCGAGTGCTGCTGAAGTGATGAGTCTCACCACTATGAACGTGCATCACAGCAACATCAGTGTGAAATTCAAGAAACTCAGCAGAGAGTTGCTCGGCAAGCAGGATACGAGGAGCAACTACAACAATGACTCCAGCATCATAAGCATTCAGATAATCAAGAGAATCCTTGATCATGCACATAGTCTTACCACCGCCCGTAGGAACGATGATTTGACCCTTCTCAAACGCCAGCATAGCGTCAGTAGCATCCTGCTGGTGGGGACGGAGTTGCATCACTTCCTCATCGACGATAGACTTATTATAGCACGGAGGGGACTCTACCGATGAACCCTGTGCCAGTTTCATAACTGTCCCTTTAAGAGCTCATACTCTCATCTTCAACCGGGACAAAGGTAGTCTACAGGGTTTTTATGAGTTCGTCAAGTGTTTTCTTTCCAGTCACTAATATGACTCAACTCATGCTTAGTTTCCTCATCAAAACTATCAACAATAGTTTCATATTCATCCTCTGCCCATTTTCTATCTGATTCTTCCCATTTACCTAAGGGACAAGAAGCAGCAGAGAACTTTACTTTAGCAGCAAGAAAGCAACCACATTCTTTACATCTGTGTTGAATATCATCATAGGCAGGACAAGCCCTACAGGTGTTTATTCTTGCTCTCTGGATACCTTCAGACACGGCAACAGATGCTGTACCTTCAGCAAATGCTTTTCTTGCTATCTGTAGAGCAAAAGAAGCTAAGTTCTTACCTTGTTGTGATAAAGAAGGATACTCGTTTTCCATTACAAACCATCATCTAGTTTATGTATCTTACTTCAGACCAAGGTATGCAGAGTCAACTCCATTAGCAGTATCAATAGTATATCCAGAACCTGCTACTGCTCTACCTGCCGTTCCTCCTAATGTACCTGAAGCACCTGCCAATCCATTTGTGCGGTTTCCGTTAACACCAGTATTTCCAGTATCACCATTTTCACCATTTTGTCCCCAAGTTCCACCATCTCCACCATCTCCACCTTTTCCACCAGCTCCTGCATTAGTTCCACCAGCAGAACCACCTACACCAGTTCCACCAAATGTTCTGGACTGTAGGTAACCTTGACCCAATCCGCCATCTGCGCCATCACCGCCAGCACCACCGTCTGTATTAACAGTATAAGATACTGTTCTATCATAGAAACAGCAGAAACATTCTCCAGGGGTTCCTAATGCTCCACCACAGCAGTTATCTCCATTACCTTGTCTGCCGCTACAATACTGTCCACCGGGGCAACCACAATTACCAGGACCACCTCTACTATATCCAGTTCCTACTCGTTCTGTATAACTGACAGTATATTGACCTCCACCACCTGTTCCACCATCTCCACCACCTCCGCCGCCACCGCCGCCGCCGTAGACTTGTGCAGAGGCACCAGAAGTCCTTACAGTAACTGTTCCGGTACTATTTGTGTTGATATAGAGAGCATCACCACCATCTCCACCATTTATCGTTTCTGTTCCTGCAGATCCTCCATCACCAAGTATTACTCCAGTGATAAGAAGTAATACATTATAAACGGCAGTAGCATTTAGACTTGCTGCTGGTGTTGATGTAGTTGTTGACCCACTGGTTCCAGATAAATAAACTCTTTTTTCAATATTATATTGTAAGTTTGAATTCCAGAGTGAGGATGCTGCAATATTTAAGTTTAAATCTGTGTCAGATCCTTGTGTTAAATCATAATATTTTATAGAATTTCTAAACTGGGATAATTTTAAGTTACTTGATGTTGATATTCCACCACTCAAGGGTCCAGAAGTTCTATTTTCAGTACAATCTGGAACTATTGGTTCTGCTGTATTAACATTCGTATTTCTTCTAAGTTCAGATGCTTTTATGTTTCCTGATGATGTCCTCTTAAAGTTAGTTCTTAGGGAACTAAAAGATATAGATCCAGAAGCATAAAAAGGACCTGTTTCACTTGTTGTCGTTCTTGTTAAAGACATTAGAATAATCGAAGTGAAGTTGAACCAACACCTGGTACAGTAAATATAACTCTGCTTGGTGATGTTCCATAGGTTATCTGAACAAACTCAGTTCCAACACCACTACTAATAAATCCACTAGTAGAACGAACTGAGAATGATGTAACATATCCACTAGCAACGTTCATTCCATCCGTCAATGTTAATGTATTTGCACGAATACCATTATTTACAGTTAAACCAGTATCTTGGAATCCAGAGTCAGTTCCAACACCAACATTAGTTCCTAATCCAACAAAACTAGAACCATTAAAGTTTGCACTTCCAGTTACCTTCAGTGTACTGATAGTACTAACTCCAGAAGTGGTGTAGATGTTTGATGTTATAATAGGATCTAGATTTAAAGTTCCACTAATAGAACCAGCAACAGTTAAGTTACCACCAAACCAGGCATTGCCCGTAACTGTTGATGTACCAACAACATGTAACTTATGGGTTGGAATCGTCTGGTTAATACCAAGATTACCATCCCATGTTAGGGTCATTCTTTCGGAGTTAGTCTGACCATAAATCCACTTAAAGTTTCCAGTGCTACCAGCACCAGTACCATTGTGGAGTACAGTTCTAATATCTCCGGTATCATTGTTGATTAACTCTAGAGTCTTGCTTAAGTTACCAAATCTTAAAATAGCATTGCTGTTCCCAATACCTATAGACTGACCAATACTAATTCTAGATTGACTATCAGTAGAGATAACCTCAAGTAATGTAGCATTTGACTTTCTAATTTGGAAGTCTGATGTTGGTTCTGCTGTTCCTACTCCAATTCTTCCAGAGTCTAGTGCTGCAAAAGAAGTTCCACCAGTTCCAACGTGCAATAGTTTGGTAACAGTAGTGATACCAGATGGTGTTGCTGTAACTTCAATAGAATCTACTACAAGTTTAGATGCAGTTACTACTCCAACAGTAATATTTGGAGTTCCAATTAGTCCTCTTGCGGTTGTAGCAATACCAACGACATTTCCAGTTAAATCGCCAACAAATGTTGTTGCAGTAACGATACCACTATCAACAGTAACTGTACCTACTTTTAGTGATGTGAATGTTGAAACTCCAGTAGAATAAACATCACCAACTAAACCACCTCTGAAAGTCCCATAGAAGTCAGATGCTGTTATGATACCAGTTGCCTTAATACTTCCAGTTGAGTTAATACCAATACCATTTTGCGTATTTGGATTACCTCCAATTTGAAATACATATCTTGGATCTGTTGTTGCTACGCCAACATTTCCAGCAGCGTAAATGCTAGTAAATCCTAAACCAACATCAACATCAACCCACTGTGACGTTGGAAGGTTACTTAGAGTTGAACCATCACCATAAAATGAAACTACACCAGATACTGCCGTAACAATACCGCTAGAACTGATTGATAGGTTACCAATAGAAGCGGAGGTTAAAGTTGTAACACCACTTACATTTAATGTTTTACTATGAAGTTGGTCTGCTGTTGCTAGTCCAACAACTTTGGCAGTTCCTCTTACGTCCAAAACTTCAGTTGGAATCGTGGTGCCGATTCCAACCAAACCGTTTGAATTTACAACTAAGTTATCATAATCAACCTGGACGCCATTACGAAAATTAAACGACTTTCTATAATCTGCCATCTTAGACGGTTTTTAAGTTATTTATGATTCTGGTCGTCAACCTTTCTAGAAAGTTCTTTAATAGCCTCAACCAGTAGAGGAACAATCTTATGGTAGTCAACCGCAAGGTAACCATTATCTCTAGTTGTGACTGCCTCTGGTAGAATCTTCTCAATTTCTTGAGCGATAAGACCAACATCATGACCAGTCTTGTTGGACTTTTCATTCCAATCAAATGTGTTACCACTGATTGATAGAACCTTTTCTAGTGGATTATCAATTCTAGTGATGTTATCCTTCAATCTTTCGTCAGAAGACCAGAAAGCAGTAATATCATCAGTTACGCTCAAGATACCAGTGATTGTTGTATTAGTTTGGATTGCAACAAGAGTGCTTCCACCATTTGCATTGAGTTTTAGATTTCCAGACTGAGTATCAATAGTATTGTCATCAGTAACGGCAATTTTAATGTTACCAAAACTACCAGCGGAAGAAACTAGAGTAGATGAAGAATCAATAACTAGATTTCCACTTACGGTTAGGTTTCCAGTTACATTAGCATTTCCACCAACATTCAAGTTCTTCGCAATACCAACACCACCACTAACTGTGACTGCACCAGTACTGAAATCAGTTGACTGTGTAGTATCAGTTACTTTTAGTGGTGCAGAAATAGTAGTTGTATCATTAATTTTAACTTCTTTGTTGAACTTAACTGGACCATCAAACTGAGACAGAACAGTACCAGAGTTTCCACCTTCAACTAGAAGTCTTTGCTTAACAATAACTTCATCAAATACAACACTCAAACTAGAAGGATCTTCACCAGTTATTGTTGGTACTGGAATATCAAATACTTCTTCTTGACCAGTAGCAGAGTTAATCTTCTTATTACCAATGAAGAAGTCGCCAACGCTGTTCATACCAGTATAAACAACGATACCGCAGTTCTTCTCTTGTGCTTGTGCGAGGTAGTCTTCCTTATCACTCAGACTCTTGACCTGAACTTGTGGAAGTGCAGTTGAATAGTTACCTGGACCATAACCAAGATATTCAAATGTATGTCCAGAAGCACGTAAGTATGAAGGTCTACGGAACTCAATAGCCTTAGGTGTGATCTTCTTAATAAGAGCACCACCAGAATGGTTTTGCTTCAGAGTTCCTAAAGCACCACGAATAACACTGACTTCATTGTTACCAGAACCAGCAAGAGTGCTGGTTACAACTCTCATAATCTCATCATCAACTTGGATATATGAACCAAGTTCAAATCTATTGGTAGTTGAAATACCAGAGTTTGTAGTTTTAATATGAAGTGTAGTCTGATTGGAGATATTAGACTGAAGAATAGCAGTCTCGTTTCCGTAGAAGAAGAATCCTCTTGCTCCAAGATTCTCACCATCAACATCAGAGGTCTTATCATTGGAAGATAGACCATGCTTCAACAGATACTTAGGAGAAGTAAGTGATGCACTCGTCTTAGCACTAACTGTTGTGGTTGTGATACCAGTAACTAGATAGTCGCCTAAGTTTTGATCTGTAGAGTTCTTAACGGTGAGTCTATTACCAACCACAAAACCATGAGGTTCAGACATTGTAAAGGTGGTAATACCAGTTGCTGAAGTAAATGCTGAAGAAGAAACAGTTAGTTCAGGTGCAATGTTCAGTAGATATTGCCCTTGAACAATTCTTGGATCCTTATCAGTAATAGCAATAGCAACTTGATTTTTAGCAGGAACACCAGTAATACGATAGTATCCACCAGCAGTTGTTCCAATACCTGTGATTTGAACGGTATTACCAATAACTGTTGAAATACCAGCAGTTGTTACAGTTAAACCAGCGCCTACTCCACCACCAATTCTTCCAGTATCAAAGTCTAGTTCTTCGCCATTTGTATAACCAGAACCACCAACAGTAATATCTACAGAGGATACAGCATTACCAGCAACTGTTACAGTGGCGGTAGCGCCATCCCAAGTTGATGTTCCATTATTAAAGAGTTTTACATTATAGTAAGTTCCATTGGTATATCCACTACCACCAGTAAAGGAACTATAAGTTACAATTCCATTAAAACCATGCTCTCTAGCGAATGTTAAAGTTGCAACTCCAACAGTTGCACTTGGGAATGAAGTTGTAACTCCAGTGATAGGAAGACCAATACCAAGAGCTGGGAGTAAAATATCAACAGTTTCTCTTGTAAGACTCTTCTTAAGATCATCAGTTACAACATCGCCAATAGGAGATCTCTTAGCGTATGTTTTACTTGAGTTTGGATTATCACTGATATTATCTCTATCCAACTGTGGATATAGATCTTTAACATTTTGACTATAGGAATGTCCAGTGAATTCAGTTTCAACAGTATTACCAGCATTTAACACATACAAGTGATAAACACCATCTTGAACATCCTTAATATATGGAGAGATGACCTCGTTTCTATAAACATAGAAGTTCTCATTCCAATCATTTCTTTCTAATCTTGGAAGAGCAGTTGTTCTACTGCTTGTATCATTTGTAAATGAACCAGTAGAATGAGTTATACCATAAACATCTGCTGTTGAGTGAGTAAATGTCTTATCATCAACTACAGAAGCAACAGTAAATACTCCATTATATCCCTTATTAACAGTTCCAGCAGTGTTTCCAGTGCTGGTTACATTTCTGATGATAATCTTCTCACCAACTCTTACATTATGTGGTAGTTCTGTAATAACAGTAACTGTAGAAGAACTCGTTGAGCAGGTGCTGATGAATCTTGGGTTTCTGTTATAATCATAGTCAGATGTTGTAATTCCAGTAGCAGTAAAGTCAGCGTTAGATCTTGCTCCAGTAGTGCTGGACTCCTGAATAACAAATCCTTCTTCTGGATCCTTTGCATTATCAAACTCTTTTGGAACTACAACTCTAAACTTATAGAGTTTCTCATCAAGACTTCTTGGATCTTCTGTTCTATTAAAGAATGATGGATTTGATGCAGAACCAAGAGTTCCAGTTCCTAGAGTATTAAATGCTGTGTAGATAGCATTATTATGGGATGAATGAATAAACCAATTGTTATTTGCAGCATCAAACTGAATAGGTGAACCAATTTCACCAGCAGCCTTATCACTTACTCTACTAATAACTTTAATATTCGTTCCACCATATAGTGTAATGAATGCACTATTCTCAGCATTCGTTGCTGAAGATGCTATCTTAATTTGAGTTGAAGACTCTTTAATAACATAATAAATGGTGTGTGGATTAATATTCTCTGGTAGGTCTCCACTATCACTGATGAGTAGAATCTTTTCACCAGTTAGTAAGTTATGTGTTCCAATAGTCAGAACGCTAGATGAAACGCTACTTACAGAGTATTGTTTAAATGAACTAGATGTTCCTAGAGCAGAGGTAATACCAGATGTGCTAATGGCATTATCAACCATTAGGATATTTGCACTGTAGGTAGTTCCAGATCCAACGAACGATAGTTGATCGTTCAGTTTAGCACCAACTCTATAACCTTGAACAAGAACTGGTGGAGCAATGTTCTTATCATTGTAACCATAAAGATATAGATGGCTTGAAATACCAACAGAAGTTGTTAAACCAACATCTAGTTGTACCCAGTCAATACTCTCTTCTGTCGCTACAATTGCTTTTGGTGTAATAACAGAAGTAATAAATGCTTTATTGTCCTTCGCAAATGCTTCTGCCTTAAATCCTTCTGCGTTCAGTGAGAACTGACCAAAGTTTGAGTTAGAGTTTGTGATACTGAAGTCAGCACCAGTTCTACCATCAAAGTGATATGAAAAACCAATAGCAAATACAGAGACGACCTGAATAAAGGCATCGTTCGAACCTTTAATATGACTAGATTCCCATCCAGTTCTATAGAGAGCATCAGAGTCTAGGTGATAAACTTTATTAGAATCTGTAGATGAAGATTCACTTGAAAGTGATGCACCAGTTACTTTAGAAACCGTAATACCTTCATACGCTCTAGAAGACTCATTATACTTAACAAATGCTCTGTCGTCTTTCTGTAGAGAAACAGCAGTAAACTGAGCAACAACCATCGAACGGAAACCAGATGCCTTAGCACCATCGGCATGAAGACCGTTCATACCATAAACTGAACGCAAGGAACAGTTAAAGATATATGGAGAAGCACCACCAACAGTATCAGTCTCGATAGTAACTGTTGCTCCAGAAGCACTAGGAGAAGCAGGAAGATTGTTTCTTACAAATGGTAGTAGATAAGTAAACTGAGTTTCGCTGCTTACACTTTGAACTGTGGTTGATACATTATAGTCATCAACACTTACACCTTTAACTTTGATAGGTGTACCAGTTGTAAGACCATGTGCTGTAGATGTAGTAACTGTAATAACACTACCAGGAGTGAAACTATCTCCAGAAATAATGGTAGAGATATTAACTGGGTCAGCAGCAAATGCGCCAACAATTTCCCACTCAGAACGCTTCTTAGCAAAACCTAGTGGTTCAGCTGGCCACTTCTGGTCAATATTTCTGCCAGTTTCCGAATTAAATGCATTCGAAAGCTTGCTATAATACATGTCGAGGTCTGTAATGGAATATCCAGTAGGGATATTCACACCATCAGCATACTCAAAACAAGTTAGTTTGTGGTGAGAGAATGTTGGTTTTGACTGATTACCAGAACCAAAGTTTGATGCATCAGTATATACTAGACCACTCTGGTCACCATCAAAGATAGAAAACTGCCAGAAGTAACAAGCACCTGTGATTCTGAAAATAGAAGAACCTGCTACATTAGTATCAGTTGGGTTTGGTACATACTTAGGACGAATCTTAGTCTTTCTAAGGTCTAAACCAACAATTGAAGTACCTCTAGGTACAACAACACCACCATGAATACTATTAAACTTATAAAGAATATTTTCTTGCTGCGTTAGATCAAATACTGAAGATGATGTAAGAGTTAATTCTGTAGATGCTACGGTCTCTGAACCAGCTGGAGATACGGCAGTAGCAGTTCCACTTACATCTTTAATAGCATATCCAGGTCTATTATCAATGACGTGTTCGCCAGGAAATAAAAGAATTGTAGTTTTCTCTACAATATCATTATCACTTCCCCTCAAATATGAGAATCTCGCTGCCTCTAGCAGTGCTCTCTGAATCGTTTTGAAAGGTTTTGTTAACGAATTACCTTGATTCTCGATAGAATCGGTAGCATCAAGGTCACTTGGGTTAACATAGAGAATACGCCCTTCAGTATTCTTTATGAAATTTTCCAGTTTGTTTAAAGGCATCGGATTATATACGCCAATATATTTCTATGTTTTATTTATCAACCCATCAAATCTTCCTCATCGTGATAATATTCTAGTTCATCAGGCATATCTTCAGGGTTTTCTAGTTCTATCGGGAACATACAAGGATGCACTTCCTCATCTATAAGGTAGAAAGAACTTCTGTATAAGTCGTCTGGTTCAAATGATCTTTCTTTATCTGCTAGTCTCTTAAGATCATCATCTTCCAAATGCCCATCAGGCATCTCATCAAATGTGAATGGGACTTGATTAATGAAATACATTTTCACTATCATGCTGCCTTCGTTATACCAGCAGTACGCAGTGTCTATTCTATAAGACATAGGCTTCACTCCCGTATCTTATATTTATTTTTATACCCACAGTCGGATTCGAACCGACACTGGAGGAGTTTTAAGCTCCCTATCTCTGCCTGTTGGATTATGCGGGCGTAGGTGCAGGTTGCGAGGATCGAACTCGCCTTCGCAGAATTATGAGTTCTGAGCATTCTACCAGATTGCTAAACCTGCTTTATGTAATTGGGAAGAACATTGCCCTTCCCATACGACGCTACGGAAGATACCCGTAGTAGAAGTTGGCGTCTTTTTAGGCTATCTGCCTAACGACTACCAATAGAAGTGGGTGGATTCGAACCACCTCAAAGCCGCTAATCTGGCGGAAAGAGTTTATAAGACTCCTCTGACTACCAAGTCTCACTTCCTAGATGATGAACTTACTGAGCTTCGTTGTTTAACTCAGTGTGTATTCGTATAAGTTCATCATCGGCAGGCATCATAACTGCTGCCTTACCATCTTCTCCAATGATACCAATGTGCTCTCCTTGTTCTACTCGTTCTAGGAGAGCATCAAAGTTTTCTTCCCACTCTTTTACAGTAAACACTTCCATTATTATTCTACAGCAATATCAGCGTATTCGATTTGATGAGGTTCAAGGTTAGCAGTAACAACTTCCAGGACATTCATAAACTCCTGAACAGTTTCACACTCTACCATTTTCTCATTACCTTCATCACTAATGAGAAGGAAAGAGCGAGTGCAGACATCAATAACAATGCCCAGGACAGATTCTTGTGCGGTTCCCATTGGATGTTCCGTTGATTACCTGAGTATTATAGGGGGTCTGGGTCCTGGTGTCAAGGGGTCTAGGCAAAAAAAGAGAGGGTGCTAAGACCCTCTCTAGTAACCACCAACTCATCTCTCCCACCACAGAGAGGGTCTTCATTCCCAAAGATACAAGGATTTGAAAGACTTGATTATTATAAAGGATTATTTGGGGATTGTCAAGTCTAGTAATTTTTTAATTTAGAAAATCAATTTGCATACTGGGTATTTCTTTTTTAATCCATGAAACTAAATCATTAATTTCAGGACATAGATCACATAAGTCATCATCAATGATACCAAAAGAAGGGTATAAAGATTTTACTGTACCTAAATTTGGTATCTCAGTTTCATTAATTGATTTTTCTTTCCCTATCAGACCAAAAGACTTCACATAAACATTAGATAGTTCATAGTTTTTTACTCTATCTAAATTAAAGTGATCACATACTTTATCCATAGTTTCTTTTTTATTCTCAAAAAAACTATTTGATTCTACCCATAAGACATCACCAATATCACTTATCCATTGAACATTATTCAACCACATAAAAGTAATTTTCTCAAGATCAGTTGTAAACTGATATTCCTTTAAAGATGGGTGACAATGTTTTAGATGATGTTCATACTTTGTAGATACAATACGATTAATATAGTTTGATGATTTTATTTTAAACAGATGATGTTTTAATTTCCTATACAAGAAAACTTTTTTACCCGGTAGTTGATGTGAAAACGGACACCATCCACTTCCAAATTTAATAGTGGCATCATCAAGTTCCAACTCACCATTTAATAACCTAGAAGACCATGATGGTTCGCAATAAACAGTTGTAGAATTCGCCAATAATGTTGCCATTAAAGTAGAACCACAGTGAGATGTGTGGTAAATTTGATTAATTTTCATGTGCTTTTTGATAATCAATACCAAAGAAATGAGATATACAATATCTACCATTTCCAGAATAATAATCTGTATCTTCTATACTTACCCACTTAACTCCATGAGTAACATATGATGGTAACAGAATTAAACTATTGTTCATACATTTAAATTCATAATCACCATACTCTGGAAAAAATAATTCACCACCCGTAAACTTTCTAGGTTCTCTATTGAAATAACTGAACGCTAAAAAGTCATGATTTATATCAGTATGGGGAGCATAATAGTCTCCATCATGATAATATCTAACTTTTGTGTAGCAATAATTAGTGTTTAGAATTTTTTTATGTTGTGGAAACCTATCATAAAAGATATTCAAAAACCCATGATTGAATAACTTTTGAGTTACCGTTATAATATTGGAAAGATTTTTATCATTATAAGAGATATCTAATTGTATAGACCTAGATTTAGTTAAAATCTCTCCTGTTTCTGGATGAACTGCTCCATGAATGTATCCAGGATCGTACAATTTTCCTGGTTTAGTTAGAAAAATAAGTTCTTCCCAAATCAATTCTAATTCTTCATCAGTATAAAAATTTTCTATGGTCAGATGAGGAAATGGATCTTTAAATATACTTATCTTTCTTTCCATTATTAATAGACATTTTAAAGAACCTTCAACTTGTTTCCAATCTGAAATAGATTCATCCCATTCATATTGATGAGTAGTCATTGGTTTTGGAAATGGTGGTCTCCATTTTTTTCTTTCTGGATCATACCACCATAAAGGATGTGGTTGAGGTAAAATAAATTCATCAAATTCTTCATTATATAAAGAACCATCTAAAACAACTCGATTATATTCTTCATCATAATGATATCCTGGTGGAATAAAAACTTGATGAACTTCATCATAGAAGTCACCTATCCCAGCATACTTATATCTAAAATTTGAATTATAAGAAGTTTGAACCCACTTTGTATCTTGTCCTAATAAGTTTTTATTGAATTGAATTCCAATCTCTTCTGACTCATTTCCATTTTCATCCAAAATATCAGAGTTATTGACTACTGTTACTTGAAGTACTATATTATTTTCATCTAGTTCTGCGAAATGTGCCATAATTATTACTATATTAAGTTACAGAGAATGTACCATTTGCGGTGAAATCGTGAATAGTATAAGGAGATCCACCAACAGTCGCTGTTGTTACAGTTCCTCCTGTTGCTCTTTGTGTAGATCCAGCATAGCGAACGATGACTCTTCCTGATCCACCAGAGAAAGTACCTGCAGGGCCCAAGTAATTTCCGATAGCATTTCTAGCACCACCCCCTGTATTAGAAGCAGGTGATTGAGTCGTGGTTCCATCACCATTATTTCCGACACTACTCCATCCGGCACCACCCCCTCCAAAAGCAACTGTTAGTGAAGTCCCTCCTCTAAAAGTTGCTAAATCATAACCAGGTCCTCCAGCACCACCGACAGGATATGGTCCTGGACTACCAGCACCACCTTTTCCTCCACCACCTCCTGCTCCCCATTGCGCGTTACTAGTGGATGATCCACCAGAATTTCCTTGACCAGAAGTTCCGGATCCGCCGGCGCCACCACTGCTACCACCACTTCCAGATCCACCAGGTCGGCCTGTCCAGGCTACACCAGTATCACTTGCTGCTCCATATCCACCACCAACAGCATTAGAAGCACCAGTAAATGAAGTTGGAGATCCATCGGCAGAACCACTTCCACCTCCACCAATTGTGACTGTAGAACTGCTTCCAGGATTTAATGTTGCCGAGTAAATATATAATCCCCCAGCACCACCCCCGCCGCCTCCATAGTAATTTGGCCAATAAACATCGTCATCTCTAGCAATAGGATTAATTGCTAGAAGAGATGATGCTCCACCACCACCACCCATCATAAGAACTTCAACACTCAATGGTGATGAAGATGATCCCATAAAAAATGATTGAATAATAGACATATTATGTTAATCCTGCTCCAAATATTACAAATGTATTAGACCCTACACACAAAATTGTACATACTCCATATTGTGCTAATGTTCTGTTTCCTGTATTTGCCGTTCCTGCTGAACGTAAAGTAGTAGATGCTCCTTGAGTAATTGTTTGATTACTACCAGAATTATTATATATAGACACCGCATCTCCAACATTAAACACTGAGTTTGGAACAGTAACTCCACCAGTAGTTATTGATATATGCTTTCCAACATCACCAGATACCAAAGTGTATCCTGTTGTTTGGGAATTTTGAGGAATTGTTGATGGTCCAGCAACACCTTGTGCACCCTGTGCGCCAGTAGCACCTGTGGAACCTTGAGCACCTTGAGCACCAGTAGCACCTGTGGAACCTTGAGCACCTGTAGATCCTTGTGCTCCTTGAGCACCAGTAGCACCTGTGGAACCTTGAGCACCTGTAGATCCTTGTGCTCCTTGAGCACCAGTAGCACCTGTGGAACCTTGAGCACCTTGAGCACCTGTAGAACCTGTTGCACCCTGTGCACCTGTTGCTCCTGTACTTCCTTGTGCTCCAGTAGAACCTGTTGCACCCTGTGCTCCAGTTGCTCCAGTAGAACCTTGAGCACCTGTTGAACCTATACTACCTTGAGTTCCTTGAGCACCAGTAGCACCTTGAGCACCTGTAGATCCTTGAGCACCAGATCCAGTGGCACCTTGAGCACCTGTAGATCCTTGAGCACCAGCGGTTCCTTGAGCACCAGCGGTTCCTTGAGCACCAGATCCAGTGGCACCTTGAGCACCTTGAGCACCAGTAGTACCTGTGGAACCTTGAACACCTTGTGCTCCAGGGTCTGGTATTCGTTGCCAGGCAGTCCCATTCCATTGCCACCTACGCCCATTGGCGACATAATAATCGTTTAAACTAGGGCTGGATGGAAAATCTAGCGCCATTTATTACAAACTTTTTGATTATTTATTCTAGATTATAAGTACCGAATAATTTGAGTAGCAGAAGCATCTGATATTGAAAGTGATGATGTGCTTGATGATCCAAGTGTTCCAAAGGATAGACTTGGTGTTGAAGATGTAATAGTTGGAGTAGAATCAGTTGTTGTATAAGATGCTAACGTAAATCCACCATACGTTCCAGTAAAAGAACCATCTATTGGAAGTTTTGCTACCATATGATCCCAATTTCCAGCAGTAGACTGATTCATACCAACAAAGTAAATACTATTTCTAACAACATAAAGATGGTGAGAATTACTTTGTACAAAATTAGTTGAATGGGATATAGATCTCTTCCAAGAAATGTTTCCATTGGATTGGTTATATTTAAAAAGAAAAGACCTGAGAACAACTGATGGACTTGTTTGTAGAAGAGATCCTCCAACGTAAAGATTGCCATCATCATCCAAAGTCATTGCTGTAGCATAGATTCTACTTTCAGAGCTATGCTTAATCTGCCATTGAATTACGCCAGAAGAATTTGTTTTCAATACATATCCATCATTATTACTATCAATAGCACCCACAAATATATTTCCACTACTATCAACACATAATCCTCTAATTCCACTATTGGAAAGTATTGTAGAAAACTGTACCGTCTTTTGAAGAGTTCCCGATGAATTGAAATGAGAAACATTATTACCAAATCCAACATAAACATCATCAGTTGTTCTATCTACAAAAACAACCATTCCAGAGTAACCAGTACCTGATGTTTTAGTCCACTGTAAAGTTCCTGAAGAATTATATTTTACAAGATACATTTGTTCATTACCGGCAGTTGCTGGAGAATTGACGTATCCAGTCCAATAAACATTTCCACTTGAATCACATCTTAAATCATAAGCTACATTATTAGCATATCCTGTTGTAATTTGTCTTTGCCATTGAATTGCTCCAGTCGAAGAGCTTAATTGCATTGTCCAGAACGGTTTGTATAATTCCGATGACTGAGCACCAAAGATGTAAATATTACCACTAGAATCAATATCTATTCCAAGACCATATTCATAATTACCAGCACCAATATATTTTTGCCAAACAATCGCACCATATTCATTTATTTTATAGATAAACCAATCATCATGTCCACCACTTCCCCTATTTGTATCACCAAAACCATAGTAATGTCCATCATAATATACACCAGCAGTACCTCTCTCAAGACTACTATAACCAACACTACTTATCCAATACGAAGAATCTGGATTAACTCCAGGTCCAGCATCATAAACTTCTGTAATTTGAGTAGAATTTAAAAGTGTTGCCCACGCTGCCGATTTATAGTATTTTCCACTAAAGGCACCATCACCATAAACATCAGCACTTACACCATATCCAGTTCTAGATCCTACTGGAGTATTGACAGATTCAGTCTCAGTATAATTATCTTCAAAGGTTCCATTCACATATAAACTAATTACACCAGAAGAATTGAATGTTATAGTTATATTATACAGAACTGAAGTTGAAAAAGTATAGTCAAATGTATGTTCTTCTTGCCATCCTGCTGTATAATCATAACTAGTGTATACAAGTTTTCCAGAAACAAAATAAAATCCAACATATCTTTGACCAGAACTTGGAATTGTATCTACTCCCATTAAAGCTTGTTTTGCAATATTATTGTGTTCATAAGTAACCCAAAATGTAAATGTCATACTACTATTTGGCCAATTCATTTGGTTTTTAGCGCCAATTGCTGGACCAACAAAACCAGCAAGAACTCCAGAAGTATCAGGATTCCAATTATTATTCACAGACATATCCAAATATTCTCCATTAGAATTACTGGATAAAGTTGGATAATAATTATATGGAGTTTCAGTTTGACCAAACCTAGAACCATTACGATTACTAGATCCTGCATTTACAGCAAAGGGATGTCCAGGTGCAAGACTTTGTAAAATATTTCCATTAGGTCTGTTATATATCCCATACACACTACTAATATTATAATAATAAATACAATTCTCCAACGACGGAAGATCATTCAGTTGAGTATTAAATATTGTATATTGTTGTGGATGACCCATTATACAAGACCAGCTCCACTAATGAAAAAAGTATCGGAAGATACGCAAATTACCGTAGCAATTCCTCTTTGAATTAAAGATTTATTTCCTGTAGTAGAAGTTCCTGCAGTGTACATAGTAACACCAGATCCTTGAACTATTGATCTGGTTGCATTTGTGTTATTTACTATGGTTACAGTATCTCCAGCAGAAAATACTCCAGATGGAACGGTGATACTAATTGCTGCAGTAATTGAAATAATTTTACTATTATCTGATGCTACTAATGTATAATTTGAAGACTTTTCATTAAGAGTTAGAGTTCCAGGTGAACCCTGTACACCTTGAGCACCTTGAGCACCAGTAGCACCTACAGCACCCTGAGCACCAGTAGCACCTTGAGCACCTATAGTACCTTGAGATCCTGATGCACCTGCAGCACCCTGAGCACCAGTAGCACCTACAGCACCCTGAGCACCAGTAGCACCAGTAGCACCTTGAGCACCAGCGGTTCCTTGTGCTCCTACTGAACCTTGTGCGCCAGTAGCACCTGTGGAACCTTGAGCACCAGTAGCACCTGTGGAACCTTGAGCACCTTGAGCCCCTACAGCACCTTGAGCACCAGCGGTCCCTTGAGCACCTTGAGCACCAGTAGCACCTGTGGAACCTTGAGCACCTTGTGCTCCAGGATCACCAAGTCTTACCCAAGCAGTTCCATTCCAACGCCAAGTAGCACCATTAGCGTTATACTCATCATTTAAAGTAGGACTAGCAGGAAAATTTAATGCAGCCATTATCTACGGTTTTTAGATATTTATTCTTAGCATGTAATTAGAAATGCAACATTAAATCTGTAACTTTTTTGCCAACCAATCACTTTAGTTAATATTAATTAAGATTTTTATCATCAACAATAAACTACCATTTCCCAACAGGACACGAAGAATTGCTAAGTCTTACCTTAATCGGCATAAAACACCCACACTTCTTACACTGTCTAGTTGGTTTGAAGAAATGTTCGCACTGTAAGCAAAGTTTCATTCTATCAACAGCTAACTGAATTTTTTCATTCATTTTTCAATTGCTCCTCTGCAAGTTCTACGATTAAATCATCATTTTCAAAAATTAAACTTTCTATTGCATCTTCAACAGTAATACTATTTGTTACGACATATTCCTCAATTTTCTTATCCAACTCTTCTTTCAATCTATAATCATCATTTTTCTTGATAAAGTAATCTGCCATTACATATGATATGATAATTTGGTCTTTGTGAAAATTTGGTAGTGGTAAACCGCCATATAATTCAGTTGTAATTGGTGTTAAATCTACATCTGGAACATTATCACTAGTTGATGCTTGAGTTTGAATAGATTTTTCAAAAATTGTATTTGGCAATACAGAATTTTCCTTTCTAGTAGATTGCCTTTCTAAATCTACAGAAACATTCGAATTAATCAAAGTTTGTGGGTCTGGTATAAATTCTGGATCATAATAAGATACTGCGTCATCAACATCTTCTAGAGAAAAATTTTCTCCAATAGGCACGATTGCCCACGAATTATCTTCAAACTCAACCCTGATTTGACCAGGAAGAACTTCTTTGATTATATACTTCATTATGTATCAATAAATTTACAAGTATTTATCCTATTCTACCATTTCTTGTGCCATTTGCAACCCAAGTAACATTTCCATTGTTAACGATATAAAATCCTGCTAAACCACCAGCAGTTCCTGCGGCACCAGACCCATTGTTGCCGTTTGCACCGGTGTTACCAGTATTACCACTGTTTCCGTAAGAACCACCAGTTCCACCTGTTCCACCAGCACCAGCATTTGTGCCACCTGCACTTCCAGAAGAACCAGATGCAGCAGCACCATCATAACCTTCACCTCTTCCACCATTACCACCAGAACCACCTGAGGTATAGTAAGTATTTGTATAGCAATATTTACATACTTTTTCCCATAATGTATAGTTTCTACCATCACCACAAGCTCTTATTCTTCTACATTCATCTTGACAGTTACAAGGGTGTGGTGGATTTAATTGATAACAAGGCATACTGTTTCCGCTACAAACAGTATTTGCCCAATATGATTCTCCAGATGATTGATAATATCCTCCACCACCAGTGCCACCAACTCCTCCTCCTCCACCACCAGAGGAAATAGTGCCACGATTATCAATGAAAATATTAGAGGCACCAGCATTAATAGCATTTCCACCAGTTCCACTATTTGCGGCACCACCAGCACCAAGAATAGAACCCTCATTTACCAAAAGTATTCTTCCACCAAATCCTGACGGAATGTTTAAAGCATAATTTCCTGTGCTCGTGGCTCCAATAGTAACTCCACTAGCAATGACAACTCTTTTATTAATACCTGCTGAATACTTACTTGATCCAAAAAGAGTTTGTAAATTTAAATTCTCTTGATTGGTTGTAATGTGATGAATTAATTCTGAAGATAGTAAATGAGGAACAGATGCAATAGTCATAAATTACAACAATCCGCTACCAGAAATTACAAATTCGTTACTTGCTATACATAAAACCGTTGCCAAACCTCTTTGCTGTAAAGTTCTATTGCCAGTATCAGAAGTTCCAGGAAGTCTTAATGTTGTAGAAGTACCCTGTGTGATTGTTTGTGAAGAAGCGGAGTTATTGTAAATTAATACGGTATTTCCTGCAGTAAAAGTATCAGAAGGAACAGTAACTCCTCCTGCAGTTATACTTATAATAGTTCCAGCGTCTCCTGCAACTAAAACATATGATGAAGATTTTGTGGTTACAGTTAGAGGTCTTGTTCCATCGGATCCTTGAGCACCTGCCGTACCTTGAGCACCTTGAGCACCAGTAGCACCCTGACGACCTTGAGCACCCTGTGCTCCTACTGAACCTTGAGCACCTATAGTACCTTGAGCACCTATAGTACCTTGAGATCCTGCGGTTCCTTGAGCACCTTGAGCACCAGTAGTACCTTGAGATCCTGATGCACCTGCGGTTCCTTGAGCACCTTGAGCACCAGTAGCACCTTGAGCACCTATAGTACCTTGAGATCCTGATGTACCTGCCGTACCTTGAGCACCTTGAGCACCTGCGGTTCCTTGAGCACCTTGAGCACCTGTAGATCCTTGTGCTCCTACTGAACCTTGAGCACCAGTAGCACCTTGAGCACCTTGAGCACCAACAGCACCCTGAACACCTTGATAACCTTGTGCACCTTGAGCACCTACAGTACCTTGAGATCCTGATGTACCTGCCGTACCTTGAGCACCTGTAGATCCTTGTGCTCCTACTGAACCTTGAGCACCAGTAGCACCTTGAGCACCAACAGCACCCTGACGACCTTGAGCACCTTGAGCACCTTGAGCACCTATAGTACCTTGAGATCCTGATGTACCTGCCGTACCTTGAGCACCTTGAGCACCTGTAGATCCTTGTGCTCCTACTGAACCTTGAGCACCAGTAGCACCTTGAGCACCTGTAGATCCTTGTGCTCCTACTGCACCTTGAGCACCTTGATAACCTTGTGCTCCTTGTGGTCCAGCAGTACCTTGAGCACCTGTAGATCCTTGTGGTCCTTCAATAGCATTGCTTGCCGTAACCCATTGAGATGTGTCTGCATCTTCATAGTAAACGTAAAGGTTACCAGACTCACTATTCCACCAAAGATCGCCTGGTTGTGGTGATGATGGAGATGATGTTGATATTTGTACTAGTGTATCAGAACTATTTGCAGATACCCATTGAGAACTAGAACCATCATTATAATATACTTTTAAATCTCCAGTATCACTTTCCCACCATAAGTCTCCAATATTTGGAGAACTTGGAGCAGTATCGCTAATAGTTACAGTCTCACTACCACCAGATGTTTCAACCCACTGTTCACTATTTCCATCCTGATAGTAAAGATATAGTTCACCTACATCACTATCCCACCAAAGATCTCCCTGACTTACTCCACTTGGTGGTTCTGCACTAACAGTAACTCTGGGAGATATTGTAATTGTAGAAATAGATCCACTTGCAATGGCAGTTACACCAGTTCCTACAAAGTTTAGTTTTGATATACTATTGGCAGTTCCAACAAGAAATCCTTCGTCAAAGATACTTATTCCACCAGGTTGTAAACCAGGCTGTTCCTGCCAGTATCTATCATAAGTTGTACCGTTATTAACGGTAATCAACTGATAATACTTATCAGCAAGTGGTATTAATTTTTCTCCAACATAACCTAAGTTGGGTTCGACCTCACCTGGATGAACATATAAATGACGGTCTGAAGATAACGCTTCAGTTCCTGCTATCTTTACTCTACCACTTATATATCGCTGTGTCGGCTTTCTTGTATTATCTGCCATTTCTTATTAAGTGGTGCTATTTTCTAGGAAACTACCAATAAATTCCATTTGTAGTGGACCAACAAGACCGCCGCTTACATATGTATGGATAATTCCATTGGCGCTTCCTACAGTTGTTGTGAATGTTTTCGAACCTCCAACATCACTAGTTATGTTGTCTACAACATAAGACTTTTGTGGACTTGGGAAAATAGTTGTGGTAATACCAGAACCTGATGGGCAGGTCATAGCAATACCAGACATAGTGATATCAGAACCAACAGTAAAGTTATGTGCTGTTAAAGTTGTAATAGTTGAAACACCAGTTGGTTCATCATAAGTTACATTTGTAATCGTTACAATACCAGTCTGTGTTCCAGTGATATAAAGTCTATCTAGAACTGTAGCAGTTTTTTCTAAAACCAAACGACCATCAATAAGAATAGCAGCATCGTTTGGTGGAACTTCAATATTTTTTATAATTCTAATATCTCTTGTATTACCTGTACTTCTACTTTCTCTTCTGTGTATCAGAGTTGTAGTCGGATAGGTTCCAACTCCCACATTAGATACTTGTGCATAGAGTAAAATAGCAGAAGTGCCTGTAGGGACCTCGTATATTTTCTGTTCTCCTGGAGCCACAGGAACAGCGACTGTAAGAAACTTATTGACTGGTGCGATTGCCATCTTATCTTATTATCCTCCCAAAGCAAGTATCAGTGGTGTTAAGTTTGCTTGTATCGCTCTGTTAAAGTCTCTTCCAGAAATAGTAGAGGTAGTTTGGTCAATAGTTAGTCCTTGTCCAATTCTAAAGTTTCCTTTTTGATCTGTGCTGGTGAATGGAATTTGACCGCCATTAATAGCAACTATTTCATTTTCAGGAATAGGCACACCACCCTGGAAGGGGTTTGCTCTATTTATGTCTGTACCAGCACCGATATATTCAAAGGAGTGAGAACTGGTGATGATTCTACTTAGTCTTCTCAGTGAAACACTCACACCAACACCAACAGAATAAGGAACAAATTCATTGAAAGTAACAGTTGTAACACCAGTATTTGTTGGTTCTGTTGCAGTGTTTATAGTGTAAAGTATTGGATCCGTAATCGCTTCGGCAGTTGCTCCACCAGAACCAGAAATGGTGATAACAATATCCTGTTGATTAGATCCACTACCTGCGGGAAGGAAGTTTCTACCACTAGCAATAATATCAATAGAACTAATAGTTCCGGCAGCACTCACATTAGCAGATAGTTCGGCAAGAATTCCTTCAGGACCAAATGGTGCAGATACAGTTACATTAGGAGGAGCTGATGCACTATATCCAGAACCTCCATTGGTAACATTAATTGTTCTAATAGTTCTAAGTGGTTCCATAACAATACCACTCTTTCCTCCAGTATTAACATAATCGTCAAGGTTTATCTTGAAGAAAGCACCCTGACCATCAAATGGTTTTCTTATATTCGATAGATCATCTCTCATATCGAAGAAGGTATAAGTATCTTGTTCCGCAGCAACTGTTGTCCCAGTAGTAATTCCAGTAAACTCATCACCACTGGTTCCATCAGCATACAAACCATAATCACCAAATGAGGAGTTAGAGTTTGTTAGGTCACATTGTCCACCACTACCAGCAAAGATACCAATCTTAGAGTTGATAGTAAAAATAGAAACTAACTGAGCATATGCTTTGTTAGTGATAGAAACGCCAATACCATTTTGGTTATATTGAGTAAATGAGTCACAAACCATACACTTGAGGTCTTGCCCAAGATTATTAGTTCCGGTAAAGGCAGCAGCAACATGGTCTCCGTCTATCTTCATACCAATACTGTTACTCATAAAGTTCGTACAGTTACGAACATATGGAGATCTCCATCTTCCACTTGGACCTTCATTGCAAGGACCAGGATCCAAGAAACCAGATCTAGCACTACCAATACCAGCTGGTGGTGGGAAAGCAACAGCAGCACCAGTAATAGACAATGGTGCAGAATCATCATAAGGATCTTTACTGTAAGCAAAACTCAAACTATCAATCAAACATCCTCTTCTAACATAAAAGACATCATCATTGTTTTGTGGGTAAATAGTAACCAGTCTTAAGTCTTGACCAATAACCGAAACATCAGTTCTTAAACCAATAGGATTGTTCTCAGCATAAACACCAGAGCGAACCATAATAGTATCGCCAGGTTGTGCTGCTTCAGCGGCGGAACCGATAGTTAGTTTTGCTGAACCTTCTGTTCTACCATCATTATCATCGTTACCATACTTAGAAACCCAGATAATGTTTCTAGAGTCAGCACCTGCAGGAGCCCAAACAATCTTACCATTTGGTGCTGTTGTGGTAAAACCAATAGTGGTGAATGCAGATGCACCAAGTTGAATAATATTAGTAACAATACCTGCACAAACAGTAATAGCAGAAACAACATTAGAACAACCGCCTGGATCAGTGTTGAAACCAACAGCAGGGTCGTCTTGTAATGTTAGATCACGAATGAGAGAAACACTATTGCCTACACCCTGATAAGATCTTGGTGCTGGTAAGTTATTGATAACATATCTTGCTACTTGAGCAGCAGTCGTGATAGCAACAATAGTTGCTTCCTTGATACTGTAACCGTTTATATCAGTTCCAGTGATGTGCTGTAGAGTTGCTCCATTATAATAAGACTGACCAGCACCAACACAACGGGAGTTACCACCTCTTGTGATATCATAGGTAATAGCTTTCAGAATATCCTTAATATCATCCTTACAGGAAGTGTAGTCTGCCGAAGATAGGGCAAATGCTGGACTCTTATAGTCTGTACTTGTTAAGAAACCAATAGATTCATTAGCAATGTAGTCTAAGTTTAGTCGTATTAGGTTTGCGGCATCATAGAATCTTCCACCAATAATGTTTCCTGTCGTATCAACTCCAACAGTTGTTAGGACATTTCTTGGAACCTGATACTTTTCAGTTCTAAATCCAACATTATCATTTAGATCATATAATGCCTGCTGGAAGCGAACATCTTTTTGGAAGTCAACTGCTCTTGTTGGAGTTGTGCTGTTGAAACCAATATCACCAGATGCATTAGTAGCAATAACTGTAGCAGCAGATCCAACCTGTAAAGATCCATCAATACCCAAAGCATTGGTTGATGGGTTATATGTAATACCACTATCAACTCTTACAGTCTCACTTGTTTGACTAGTTGAGTTTTCAACAAATGGAATGAAGAAGTCTTGGTTTGTGAGAGTCTCAGTAGTTTGAATGAATGTAGAAATGCCTGCTCTAGCGGCATTTGTTGCGAAACCTGCTACTGTAGCAAATCCAGACTGGATAGCAAAGGTAGCAATACCTGATACTGTAGAGAAACCAGACTGAATAGCAAAAGTCGATATACCAGATACAGTAGCAAATCCTGCCTGAATAGCAAACGTTGAGATTCCTGCTACTGTTGCGAAACCTGCTTGAATAGCAAAAGTCGATATACCAGATACGGTAGCAAATCCTGCTTGAATAGCAAAAGTAGAGATGCCTGATACTGTAGAGAAGCCAGACTGAATAGCGTATGTAGCAATGCCTGATACTGTAGAGAAACCAGACTGGATAGCAAACGTTGAGATTCCTGCTACTGTAGAGAAACCTGCCCTATCTGCATATGTAGCAATACCAGAGTTATTTGCGTATATTGCTGTTGTTGCTGTACCTACAATAAGATTATTATGTACTCTCAGTGGAGCATCTATTCTAACCAACTGAGTAAATGTTGATACCCCAGATACTCTCAGTTCATCCCTGAACCAAGCAATTCCGTTAACATCAAGCTGTGTTTGTGGGGAAATTACATTAACACCAACATTAACTGTTGTGTGAATACCAGCACCATTTCTTATCCAATGGTCTATGATATTAACATCAAGGACATTGGAGTCTGAAGTATTTACTGTAGCATTAACAACGTCTCCACCACTACCATTACCAATGAAGTTAATAGTTGTAAATGAACCAACACCGACGTTTATACCTTCATTTCGTGCGAAGAATCCATCAGTCTTAGCATTTGGTGGTGCAGAAATCCAACGAATACCATTAGCATCGCGGGATAGGAAGTATCCATTATCACCAGGAAAGTTAGCAGAGTCAAAGATATTCCTAACAATACGAATAGAGTTACCAATATCAAGTAGTTGTTCAGGTAACGTGCTTCCAATACCAATATTACCAGCGCGGGATCCAGTAGCAAAACCAACTAAGTAATTAGTTCCGCCATCACTAGTAAGTTCAAAACGTTGTCTGACTGTAGCAATTCCAACATCAATATTATCTACATCTAGTGTTCCTAGAATGTTAACATCGGTTTGGAAAGTAGCAGTGTTTCCAAAAGAAACTACGCTATTAAATTGAGATGCTCCTATGAAAGTAGAGAGACCTGCTACATATAGGTCATTTATATTTGCTTGGTTATTAACAGTAAGATTATCAAGAGTTAAATCATCTCCAAGACCTTCAAAGTCATAATAAAGTTTTCCGTAAATGTATACGTCTTTGAAGAACTTAGCGTCTTCATTAAAATATGACTCTTGTCCTTGTACCCAGATGTTTTCTGCCATCTTATCCTATGAATAATCCAAGTGCTTTTAGTATTACTCCACCACCAACAAAGGAGTTGGCGAAGACTTTAAATAAAAACTGTTTCTGTGGTGGAACCATACTTCCTGTTAGTGCATCAGATTCAATACTGTTCCCTTGAAACCTCATGTTAGCGGCATCAACAATAAAATCATTACCAGCCACATATTCGAGATCACCATTAGACTCAACTACTACATTATTACCCGATATGCGAATATTTCCAGTTCTATCTGCTGTTATTGATACATTACCACGTCTAGCGTGAATTAGAATGTTCTCACTTTTGTCGCCAGAACGCTCTCCAGCAACCATTTCAATGGATTCGTCGGAGTTTAGAATAAATTTTCCAGCATCCGTAATGTCGATAGAAGTTTTTAAATTCTTATCGGATACTGTATATAAAAAATAATTGGAAGCTCCCAAATATCCAAAGGAAGGATTACATATTTCTTCCCTTACTTTTGGGTTATAAGAGATACACTCTCTCAAATACCAGTTTTGTTTATCTTCTGGGCGCTTTGCCATTTAGGTAATACAATCAATTACTTGCTTAACTTCTCCATCAAATGGTGGTCTTTCTCCTAGGTTAGCAGCAAGGATTGCTCCAGAACCATTCTTTGAAATGACCTCAAGTACAGGAATATTAGTTACATCTCTACTATTTATTGGGGTCACCTTGATGATAGCACCAGACTGGATAAGAACATCATACTCATTTCCTTGGTCATCAACTACAGTATCTCCATCTTCAAAGTCTTGCCCTGGATCAATAACTGTTACGCTATCAACAACATATGGAATCTCTTTATCTGCTGGATAGTTCTCACCCTCAGACACAACATAAATGGTATCTACCTGACCATTCTTAACAATAGCTCTAGCAATAGCACCATATCCTTGGTTACAACTATCTACAACTTCTACAAATGGTGGGAAGGTATATCCACTTCCTGGATTGGTTACCTTAACACTTATAATACTTCCTGTTTTATACTTATCTTCACCGATAATACCACCAAGAATAGGAACAGCACTTGCTCCTGTACCACCCCCACCAAAAATATTGATCTTTGGTGGTCCACAAACAATTGGTGGTCCAGTATAACAAGAACCAAGATCACCAATAAAGTTTGGATCTTTAACTGTTCCAGATATGAAGTCATATGCTCCAGCAATATCTTGAACTCCGTCTAATGGGAAACCAGCAAGCTTTGCTGCTGTTGATATTGACTTAGCAGTATTAGCATTATCAATAATTCCTTTGAGATCTGGCTCATCTTGAAATACTGGTCCATATCCTAGTTTATATTTGCAAGCGCCATACTTGTCTTTCTGATTCTTTTTATTACAAGACTTAAGACCAACAAGTCCAAGAAGTGCATCAATACCATTCCGTAGTAGACCCTCAACACTAAAGTCTTCGAAGAATTGAAGAATCTTAGATATTCCATTAATTGCTGGTAGCAATGCATTATCAATAAGACCAATAATACCATTGATCATTGCACCGACAGTTTGATCAGCAACACAATCGACAAAGTTTAGGACATTATTAGCAATAGACTTTAAAAGATCTTTTACAAGATTAAATACTTTGTCTAAGATTTGATTAACAATACAAGGGATAAGATCTTGAAGTATTTTTACTGGTTGAAGCATAGCAGTTTGTGCCGCTACTCCAGCAAGGTGTGCTGCTACTGGATTTAAAGTTGCAGCGAAGACTGTAGCATATACAGAAGCATAGAGAAGATCAAGACCCTTGCTTAGAATTGGTTCAAGTTTCTTAAATAACTTATTAATCATACCACTGATCATTTTGGTTGCAGCGGTAGTTATTTGTTCTGCCCTAATATCAATCTCTCTATCTACCCAGTCTCTATAATACTCAAGTCCCTCATCAAACTGTGCCTTTAAGTCTTGGAGAAACTTAACAAATCCTTCAATAGCATTTTTGATCTTGGTAATTGTTCCTTTATTACCTTTAGTATCTTCACCTTCTGTACCACAAGGTAATCGTATCACCTTTCCATCAGAAGTTCTCTTTGCTGCTGGATTGCTTGGATCTACCTTTTTAGCATCAGAAGGACTAACACCTATTGGTTGTTTTGCAGTTGCAGCATTCTGATCTCCAGACTCACTCTTTGATAGTGAGCCTTTCGCTGGTTCTTTGATATACTTATTGTATCCGGAGAATGGTGCGAATGGTAGTTTCTCACCATCCTTTACAGCGTCGATTGAATTGGCGAATGCACCCATAATAACTGGATGCTGACCATCTGCTCCATCTAGAAAGAAACCAATTACAGTATCACCAGGGTTAAAACGAATACTCTTGAATGTATTTGCCGAACCAGTTCCATGACCTGGTGGTAGCATCACATGTGCCCATGGTAAGTCCTCATTACTTAGTTCCGCTTCACTATAAGGATGATATCCCATAATGCGGACTTTATATCTAATGCCCCAACCTGGACCAGTTGCTTGTTGGTCCCATGATTCAATAGGTGGAATCTGCCCTATCCACCAAACAAATCCATCTCTGCCTACAAAATTAGTTTTAAGTGAAAGATCTTCCATTTGTTACTTTTAAATATCCCTGAATGTATCTCTAAGTAGCTTCATTGATGTTAGAGATTGTGTACCATCAAAATAATGACAGAGTTCTTTTATCATATATAGACCACTATTCTCAGGGTCAAAATCATTACTGTTTGCTGAAATTTTAAGGAAATTGCATCGTATAACATCACCAGATCTTAAATTATTATTTAATGGAACAGTCATATTGAGTGTTTGCATGAACAAATAATTGTATCTAAAGAAAGCGTCTCTTTGATATAACTTAGCATCATTACCAGGTTGTTTGCTCACATCTTTCTCCAACACACCAACATCGAGAACTGATGAGATAATTCTACTTGGAACAGTGTCAAAAGAGAAGTTACCAGAACCAAAAATTTTAGGAATATCTGGATCGTCACCAAGGAATGTTGCGTTCTTAGCAAAATCAGTTATTGTTCTCTTTCCTTCTTGCTGAAGACTAAACTTACTTTGATATGGATCATATTCAGTAAAGAATGATGCATACGTTCCTAGTCTAAGTTTTTCTAATAAGTCATTATTTCTATTAACAGAATAACTCAATATCCTTTGATCAGTTGACTTCTCAATATCTTGGTCCTCTTGATGATAATATTCTGCTTTTGGACTTGCTTTTCCATCAATAATAAGTTTGTCGATAGATCTGAAGTTGTATCCATCTATAGTTTCATAGAAAAAGTATCCAGGAACATTGGTATCTGGAATAGACTTTGATGCTAACCAAGTCAGAACATCGAAAGGTCTTCTCAAGTTTCCAATAAAACTATATTGATTACTAACGACATCAGATTTCAATGTTTTTTGAGATTGTAAACCTTCCTTTATAATGTTTTCTATATGATCAGTTATTTGAGCTCTTGGAAATTTTTTGTATAGTCTTGAAGTTTCATTAGTAATTGCTTCTCTTGATACTAACTTTAATGTAAATGTTTCTCTTTGACCTTCTCTGATAACATTTGTAATTTTAGAGACGTACAATGGTTCATCAACAAGATCAATACCAGATTTATTTTTATCACTGTTACCAGCAATTTTTATGAATACTCTTTCGCCACCTCTTAACGGAAGACCACTGTAGATTGACTGCAATGAACCATCTTTTCCAGGAATTGTTCCTCCCGTATTAGATACGGTAATCTCTGCTGTGATAGTTGGTGAAAAAACATCTTCATAATATTTGATAGCAACTACACCGAGTCTCATATCAATGGTTCTTGTACCATCACCAGACTCTATGGTAATTTGTTCGAATATTGATGCGTCTCTTGCTGCCATTTATACTACACTAGAAAGGAACTTATTTTTTATATTATTACTATTTACCCCAGCAACTATAATAACAGAACCACTATTTGTTTCTCCACCAACATATTCTGTTTGCTTTACAGTATTATTTAAAATTAAAGTATTTGTTCTTGGTTGTGGTTTTGCATTTTGCAAAGCCATAGCAAGTTGAGATGAATAGTCTTTTTTAGATGAACCTACCCATTCACCAATTTTTGGAGACTTAGGATCTCCAGGAATTCCGGGAGCACCCTCTTTACTCGCATCAGGCATAGCAGTATTTCGTTTTGGGGGGCTTTTTGGTGGTGGTGCTTGTGGTTGTGGTTTTGGTAGGTTAAGTGATGCTGGACCACTAAGCATCGGATCTTTGGATGGATCCACAAGGAACTGGTTATCTTGGTTTGTACCACGCCAGACGGAACCAGGAATTATTCCATTAGCATCTGCCCGAATATTATTTCGTGGATCGCTATCACTATTAACTGCCCTAACTGTTGCTGGACTACCTCTAAACTCTAGAGCACCGCCAACAAATTTTGCTGCACTTGCTTGTCTTTTTGGATCGGATAGAAGACTAATAACTTTTAATAGAGTTGCCTGACTTTGACCAGACCATGCAGATGCTTGCCCTAAAGTACGTATTGATTTAAATGCTCCACTACCTCTAGTGTACACACCTTGAAACTGTCCGGGAGCACCAAGAACATCAGTATAGTTAGTACCATATCCAGGGTGTGCAACTCTATTAGCAACCACCTGCAGCATGTCGGCGTATCCCTGGTCACTACTACCTTCTGTGGTGAGTGCCGCAGCGATACGATACATTTCAGCAGACTTTGGATCTGGAAGTTGTGCTGAACCTCCTCCAGGATCTACTCCACCACCTCCACCATCATCACTACCTCTATCAAATTCATAATCCTCAATTCCAAGTAATTTCTTAACATCCTGCTTAAGTAAAAGTATTACAGAATTTATTGAATTATCCATTTGGACGAAGGAATCCTTCATTTGATTCATTCCTTTGTCTACTGCTACTCTTACAGCATTAAAATCAAATCTAACAAGACCAGAAGAAATTTCACCAACCATATCACCAAATCCTATCAAAAAGTTTTGAAGACCCTCTCTAAAATTATTGAGATATTGGAAATATGTCTTCATCCTCTCAATGAGAGCTTGAGCCATTTTAATGATATTTGGGAGATTGGTCAAAGCCCATCCAACTAGTAATGTTCCAAGAAAATCAAGTATTCTACCCAAGAAACCTCTTGTGCTATTTGCTACAGCACTAGTAGATCTTGATATTGCACCCTGAATTGATGATGCCTCTACAATATCCTCTCTTTCTTTTCTTCTTGTCGCTTCTCTTCTCTGATTAAATGCTTTTATACTCGCTGAAAAAGATTTTCTCTTATTTGTTGTAGACTGTATAATTGTTGTTCTAACAGTTGCAGCAGATTCTCTTGTCCTAAGAAGACTTTTGTTAAGTCCAGATAAAGACTTATTAATGCTAGTTACATTTATGGAAGAACGATACGCCATTTAACTTATGCCCATCCAGTATTAAAGTAACGATACGAAGTATACTTGTGAAAATTATCTGGATCTGAAGTAGCAATGCTAGGCAGATAGTTAGCAGAACCTAGATCTTGTGTTGGTACATTTCTTGCACTAGCAGTAGATTCATTATTAATTACTGTTACATTACCTCCAGAGTCTGAACTTTTTAATGACTGGAGATTATCATTAGATTTTTTTGGTGGTGCATTTATTTCTGGAGATGGTGTTTTAAATAATGGTCCTTGTCCAGTAAACGCATCTAGTAAATTAATCTCTGTATTCAAGAATGGATTATCTTTACCAATATCGCTTCCCTTATAAAATTCCTTACCAAGACCAATCAATGCTGGAATAGCAAATGTTCCAGCTATTGTTAACGGTATTGTGAATTTTGGACCTAGAACATAGTTTAATGCTGATAGAGCACCGCCAGCAGCAAAACCTGTACCAGAACCAGCGATCATTTCACCAACAGATGATCCAAAAAGCGTATCGTATATTGCAGACGCACCTGCAGCGAATAAACCACCTTTAAGTACTGATGAACCAAAAGGACTTCCTTTAGAACCAGATGAAGCAGGTGGAGCTCCACTAGATCCTGCTTTACCTCCAGGTGAAGTTTTTGCTGGTGGTGCTGATGGTTTTGGTTTTGTTGGAGTTGGTTTTGTTTTTGGTTTTAAACCTATTCCTGCCGCTATACCTGCAGCAGCAGTTTTAACTAAATTGAGTAGTGCAGCAACAGGTCTAATTAATAAGTTTCTAAAAATAGAACTACCCAACTTAGAAGTAAGTCTGGTAAGATAACCAAGTATAGTTCTAAATCCACCACTAAACAATAAGAAAATACCAGTTACAACACCAATATTCTTCAAGAACTTTTGCTTAAGTTCTTCTAGTCTTTCTTTATCACCAGATATCAAGGCACTAATAGTTGATAGCGCCATATTTCCTAGGAAACCACCTAGGAGAATCATAAAGAAGCTTGATAATCTACCTAGAGTAAATCTTGCTTTATCGCCAACTTTTTTAATCGGAGTCAAAAGAGCAGACTGCATTTTGCGTTCAACGACGCTTTCTTTACCTTCTCTGATTTTCTGCTCTGCTAAGATTTCTTCCTGTCTTATCTTCTGAGATTCTCTTGCCTGATCTAATGCAGAATCTTCTCTTACTCTTTCAGCAATACCATTCAGAGAAGCACTTAGAGCACTAACTTGATTACTAAGATTTATAAGGGAAGAATTAATATTATCAAAAGCAAGTCTATTCTGCTGCAGCGCAAGCGTAGTTCCATAATCTTCCCTTGGCTGTTGGTCTTGGGGACGATTCAGAAACGAAAAAGAGGATACTCTAGTTCTTCTTACTCTTAAACCAGTTGTGATTGGCGATGAAAACTCAGCCATTTAGTTCAGATTGCTGTTGTTTTAAATTTTCTTCCTCAATATATTGTTTTAGGAAAGTGAGATAAACTTCTCTTTCCCAAGGTATCATATTCTCTAGTTCAGTCAATGAGTATTTATGATGCTGCATCAAGGCAAAATTTATCTTGTAGTATGACTCAAGATCTTCATGAGCCATACTTACCCGAAAAAAGCATTTAATCCCTCCAGAACAATTTCATTTTCAACCTTTGTATTTGGATTCATCACCGTAACAGTATGAGACAATTTTGGCATTGTCTCAAAGAATGTTTCAATCTCTTTGAATTGTTTTGAACTCAACTGCTCAAGAAATTCTCTAAGTTCTTTCTTAGAACAGTCCGATGCTGACCAAGACTCTTCCTCAGAATAGACTTGCTCAATGCAGGAAGAGATTAGATCAAAAGTATTATCTAAGTTTAGCTCTTCGGTGCTGAAATTATTTTTCACAAATTCTTCCATAGATGGATACTTCATCCTCAGAATAAGATCATTATCAAGTTTGATATCTCTATTATGGTTCTTTCCAGTCTCAACTTTGATATCATCTAAGTTGATTGTTACGGGAACTTGGGTAGTTCCATCATCTGGACATGTTACAATAACTTCCACTTCTTCGCCAACAGATTTACCTCTGATGTTCAAAAAGATATATTCAATATCAAATGTAGACAGTTGTTCGATTTTAATTCCTCTGCTTAGGATACAGTTAGAAATAACTTCCTTAACAGCATTTGTGATTTGCTTATCATCTTCGCTTTCCATTGCGATGATAAGAATCTTTTCTTCTCTTACAAGAAAAGGGCGATATCTAATTTTCTTTCCATTAGAAGGAAGTTCCAACTCATAGGTTGGTGTAGATATTTTTGGTAAAGGCATAACAACCCAAAAAGTTCAGTTAAAAATATTTATCTAGGTCCATAGGGGCTATTGTAGACTTGTCCCTTGTTAAGTGCTTCAGCATAAGTCATACCTTCAGGAATAAATCTAACTCCACCAGCCTGAGCAGCACCAGCAGAAACTGGAACATATCTCTGTCCTTCATTACCAGTTGATTGATTTGAATTATCATTTTTCTTATTATCATCAGTTCCTCTGTGAATAGAGTAACTATCACTTCTACCACAAATATATCTGTCGTAACTAAAGCGTACTGATGCTTTTAATATCTCCGATGCATCATATTTCACTACTGTTGATGAAAGATCTCTTGGAAAAAGACCCCAGAAAGTATATTCTATATCTTCTTTATAATCTCTATCAAACTTAATAATTTTTGTTTGGTTTGATTTATAATCTTCTGGATATTCCATCCTAAAATAATAATCATCAGATGCTTTTCTATGTGCGGATCCATTAGAAATGAAGTCCATCCAATGTTCTAAGAACTTCAGAGTTTTATACTCATTATCAACATAAAACTCAAGACCTATCTCAGTAAACAATCTTGTGTGAGCCATATTTTCAACGACTCCCATAAAGTTTCCCTTAATATTCGCAGTAGCAAGAGCACTTCCAGGTAACGAAGCAGAATAGCACAGAAGTCCTGATGTCTCAGTAATAAACCTATAACCAACTCCACGGACATTCAAATGTTGTCTTAAAGGTAATGGTAGACCACCAAAAACAACCTGATAATGTGAAGTTTGCGCTAGATTTGTTAGTGCTGGTTTAAAATCCGATATCCTTCTTGGTCTAGGTGCTGCCACTCTAAATACCTTATACGAGTCTTACATTATTAGTTATTTAGATGGCATATAAGGGAAAGTATCAACCTTCTAACCCAAAAAAATACAAAGGTGACCCATCAAATATAATCTATAGATCATTATGGGAAAGAAAGTTTTGTCGTTACTGTGATAATAACCCAAATATATTAGAATGGGGTAGTGAAGAAATGTATGTGTGGTATAAGTCTCCAGTAGACAATAAACCACATAGATATTTTCCAGACTTTTACATTAAAGTAAAAGAATCAACTGGAAACATTAAAAAGTATATTATTGAGATTAAACCTCTACGTCAAACTGCACCTCCACCAAAACCAAAGAGACAAACTCAAGGTTACTTGCGTGAGGCATACGAGTATGCTAAAAACCAGGCAAAGTGGGAAGCAGCAAAAGAATGGTGTCTTGATAGGGGTTATGAGTTCAGAGTCTTTACTGAGAAAGAATTAGGTATCAAGTAATGCCTAGAAAGACAGTCAAGCAACAAACAACAAAAAGACCCACAGATACGGATACAAATGTAAACCGAGTCCGTGGGATAAGTGATAGTATTATTGGTATCAAAGACCCTGATGATATTATGGTAGAACTCTTAGCAGTTCTAAATGAAGGACCTAAGATACCTGAAGCAGGTAAGATTTATATCTTTGTTTACAGCGCCAAGACAGCATCACTGAACTATGATCAAAACCCTTTTGTTGCTGTTACTGATGTATTCCAGTGGGGTTTTCGTGGTCTGAACTTCCATTGGGGTGAGACCAGACAATATACTTGGAATGAAGTTGCTGGTGGGTTGTATGAAGTCTATCCATCGGAAGTGAAAGATTTGCAGATGATACCTTTTGCTAATTTTCGACTAAATACTTAAAAAACATAAATGGCGATACCCTTAGATGTAATTCCATATCAAGGAAATCAACCAAATTCACCTAAACCTGGAGAGAAAGCAACTGCTCAAAAGGACAAGGTTTTAAGGTATCCATATGCTAGAATCGATAACGACTCTGATTATTTGAGAATTGAGATAATCAAATATGAGTCTCCAGCAATTAACTTAGATTCTCTTTTTGATGTTCCAACAGATCAGAATGTAGAAAATCCAACTGTAAAAATAAAAGAGAAGGCAAACTTTCAATTACCTACGATATCTTCAAAAGTAGAAGAAACTAAAAGAACGAAAGGAATACTTCATACAATTTATCTACCAATACCAGAACAAATAGGTGATACCACACAAATTAGTTGGGGAGAGGGAAAATTAAATCCAGCAGAAGCCTTTGGTATTGGTTTTGGTAATCAATTTCAAGATAATCCAACAGCAGCATTAAATGCTGCCCTAAAGGCGTTGACGGATGGAGTAAGTGGAATTGGAGCTGATTCACAAGCATTGAAAGCCATACAGAATGTTGTTTCCTCTACCGCAATTGGTGTCTTAGGTGGTAACGTAAGTGCTAATGAATTAATTTCAAGAGCAACTGGTCAAGTATTTAATCCAAACCTGGAACTATTATTTGATGGTGTTGGTCTTAGAAATTTCCAGTTTAGCTTTGAATTCTTTCCAAGAAATAAGAAAGAAGCGGAACAAGTCATTCTTATTATTCGTACCCTGAAAGCAAGAATGAGTGCTAAGAAAAACGCAAGTGGAAACTCTAAGATTCAAGGTGTCTTCATTTCCGCTCCAGATCTTTTCCAACTGACTTATATGAAAGGTGGTAAAAACCACCCAATATTGAATAAGTTTAAACCAATGGCTCTGGTAGATCTACAAGTGAACTACACAGGTTCTGGAACTTATTCAACCTTCTGGGATGGAACACCAACTCATATAACAATGTCTTTATCATTTAAAGAACTTAATCCAATATACTTTGAAGATTATAACGAGGAGCAATATAGTGGTCCATATGCTCCAGGTGAAGATCCAGTGAACCAAGGTCATGCTGTAGGTTACTAAAATGAGTTACTTTAGAGAACTACCAGACTTATTCTATCAGTCCCCATTTAAAGATAGAACTTCATCTACCGAATATGTAAGAGTAAAGAATCTTTTTAGAAGAGTCAAACTTCGTGATGACTTACAGAATGTTTTTACTCTATTCAACAAATACCAAATCCAACAAGGAGAAAGACCAGAAACTGTCGCCAATAGACTTTATGGTGACGTATCTTATGATTGGGTTGTTCTTTTAACCGCTGGTATTGTAAATGTTAGAGACCAGTGGCCACTTTCAGATTACGAACTTTATAAGTATGCAGAAAATAAGTATGGTAGTAATCTGAATACAATTAGATTCTATGAAACAACTGAAGTGAAAGATTCTTCTGGAAGGCTTATTCTTCCTAAAGGTAAAGTTGTAGATTCAAATTTCTCAATTCCAAATCCAAATATACCAACAGCAAATTTAAATCCTGTTGGTGGTGTTACTAACTATGAGTATGAAGTAAGACTAAATGAGCAAAAGAGACAGGTCTATCTATTAAAACCAGACTACCTACAACTCTATCTTAGTGATATGAGAAGAATTATGAAGTATGAAAAGTCTTCTCAATATATCAATAAGCAACTTGCTGCTACTGAAAATACTAGAAACACTTCACCACAGTAACTCTAAATTCTTATCAAATATCATCACATATCGGTGTTTGCGGGAGCGTTCTTTCCATTCTCCTGCAGCACCTTTAATTTTGCCTCTAGAGTGTTTAGTTCCGTCTGCATAGTAGAAATCTTTCTTTGGGTCTGTGAGTCCGCAATACTTAAAGTTACAAGCGCGATAGATTGTACCAGAATGAAAATCACTATCAGCGTAAGAGATGACTGCTTTAACTTCAGTATCCTTCCGTAACTGTCTAATCGCTCTTGAAACAAACCAAGAAGTGATATTATATTCTGCTCGTTGGGTTTCAGGGTGTACGCAAAGGCGTGAAAGTTC